TTAACGATCGACCCGTCAACCTCGAAATGTTGAGTCCACACACGTTCTACATTTAGTATTTACGACCACATTTCTTTGAAGAGATGATGAACGACGTTTTAACTACAATTAAAAAATACCATCAAGATAATAAATACTCTTCACATGACGACACTTATTTTGGGGTTGAACCAGTTAGTTACGTTCGTTGCAATGAATTCTCTATCCCAATGTATCGCAATGAAGCTGTACGCTCACAATTAGCCCGTATCTTGGTTAATAAATACAGTATGATGACCCAACTCTTACATATTAACGCCGGTGATATTGATTATGAGATACACATCATGAATCATGACCCTATTAGAATCACTACTATCACTAAGAACGGCGTAAGCAGGTAAGTACGTCAACGCACAATTACTTGGGGTCAATATAAGCTTACTTTACCAAATACGATCTATAAGTGTTATACCATTTTTGGGGAGCTTGTACTTGATGATGAGTCTGCACTTTTGCCTTACATTGCATGCACAATTGTAGCTGCCGATGCGATTGCATATGTTAAGCACAACGATGTTGATAAGAAGGTTATTTTCTCTAGACCATTATTCACATCACTTCAATGTGATTTTAAAAATCAATTGTATGTTGTAGATGAGCATGATAGACCATTAGTCAAAATCTGCTGCAATCCATAAGTCAATTTCCACAACGTGTTCTCCGCTAGTGATGTCCCTGTGATTAAATGTGTTTAGTTTAAACCTACCCGCGTATAGATCGTTCACGAATAAAGTGATTATACCCGCACAAGATACATCATCGTCAATTAGCCTATCACAATCGGCGAATTCTTAAGTGACAATCGCGGGTACTTGAACCATTGCCAATCTTATACGAGAACAATGTCTAGTGGTGCAAATTTATAATGTAACATCAATTCTTTCATTACTGATGGTGTCACGCGCGTGAGAATTGCCGACTCACGTATGTTGCATGTTACACATAATAATAGTGTACAACTACACAAAGTGCCATTGAATTCTTCCATTGAATATTTGAACGACATATTTAAGGTTTACCCTATGGATTATATATTGAATGGCATTAAGATAAATAGCAAACTTTGCAAAGACATTGTCACAACATTTGCCACCACGATCGACGCAATTTCTGGTTTCGCACATAACATTGAGGTAGATTACAATGGTGTTAAATTGAACGTTTTTATCAATGGTAACAATACGCTTGAAGCCTAACTTCGCGACAGATTTAAACTGCAATCCGATCAGTAGATTAGGCTTATCACACCATTCGGTCTTGACGTAACTCACGTCCCAATAACATTTGTCTAAAATCTTAATGTTACTTCACGCGTTTACATTTTTAGACAATCAGACATGATTAACGTTAGCTTCACTTTTGAGAACAAAACCACTACCATTAGAACACACGTTGGCTAGACATGGTATGAGTTGATTAAGCACCATTTTGGGTTAAGTCACGCGATTAATGTTACTCGTTCTACATAAGTTATTAATATACACTCCTGCATATTAACTCGTGATCAAAACGATCTCTTATAACCGTACATCATATAGTTGCAGTAACCTGGGGGTGGGCCGAAACAAAAATACGCTGGAACATTCGTTAGAAAGGTATCTCCAACTCCATAAGCTGAAGAGGTCGAGGAGTCTAAAACACCAACAACATAACAAATCACAAATCACCGTTCTGTCCAAATGTTAAACCCACCAAACAGCAATTAAAACAATGCACCAACTGAGACGCGCAACTATTCTGCTACTGATGCGTAACTAGATGAGAACGGTTAACCAATTCGTGATGCAAAGACCGAGCACGCGAAGAATGTTTACAAATAATAAAAGAACAATCACAACCACACACCATTGCTTTAAGCTGGTTGCACAGCTCTCAATTAGGTCTGCAATGTCAATATATATGATGAGGGTTTGCGGAAAAAATACCCACAGATAACTGAATCTAACCTCGAGTAATTCAAGTAAGATCTGAAAGGCGTTTCGTTTTCCAGCGTACCTTACGAGCACACGATCGGCTAGCGTAAAGGTTTCTCTGTATACGAGTTGGCTGTATTAG